TTGTATTTTTCGTTGGAGAGCATACTGTTCACCGTGGTTTGGCTCCACTTCTGTTTGCCGGATGGCGTGGGAACACCCTGTGCATCAAGGTAGCGGCAAATCCCTGCCGGCGTCTTGCCCTCAAGGAAAAGTCGGTAAATGAGCCGGACAATGGCGGCTTCATCCTCATTCACAATCGGGGTGCCGTCTTCGCCTTTTTCATAGCCGAGAAACTGCTTGTATGGCATACTGACCTTTCCGTCAGCAAAACGCTTCCGCTGTCCCCATGTGACATTCTCCGAAATAGAGCGACTTTCTTCCTGCGCAAGGCTGGACATTATCGTGATGAGCAGTTCGCCCTTGCTGTCGAAGGTGTATATATTTTCTTTTTCAAAATAAATCTCCGTGCCGTGCTCCTTCAGTTTGCGGACGGTTGTCAGGCTGTCCACGGTGTTGCGGGCAAAACGGCTGACGGACTTGGTAACGATGAGGTCAATCTTACCGTCAAGTGCGTCCTGAACCATCTGTTTGAAACCGTCTCGGTGTTTGGTGTTCGTGGCCGAGATGCCTTCATCAGTGTAAACCTTGACGAACTCCCAGTCATCACGAGCTTGTATGAACTTTGTGTAATAGTCAATTTGCGCTTCATAGCTGGTGAACTGCTCATCACTGTCCGTGGAAACGCGGGCATATCCAGCAGTGCGCCGCTTGGCGATGGATGCTGTCGGCAGCGCCGTAAACTTGTTTTTTGTAGCAGGTATCGTCGTTACTCTTGGCATTGTGTTTTCCTCCTTTGGCTGCGTGTCCTTTCTGCGGCGGCTTGCCGCATTTCCGGTGTCCAGCTTTCCTGCCGTGAGCGGTCCATCCATGTGCTTGTAACGGTTCTGCCATCCTTAAAAATGAAGCGCAGGTGATTGTCCTCCGGCACCTCGATACGCTCAATCATTACGCTGAAAGCGGTTGAACTGTAATCACCCGTGCCGAGCACCTCGGCGCATACGGCTTTCAATGTAGCTTCTGGTATCTTTTTCCCGTGGCAGACTGCCTTGCCCTGCGAAAGATAAGTGGAGCAATTCCAGCCGACCGAGCCGTTGCTGGTGTTCCGCTTGTAGGCTTTTCCACAGAACGGGCAGTGGATTTTGCCTGTGAACTCACTTTTCTGTGGGCGGGGTCTGTCCCTATTGGCTTCGCGTAGCTTTAATAAAACCGACTGTGCCGCATCGAAGGTGTCCTTGTCGATGATGGCAGGATGCGTTCCCTCGGCGTAGAACATAGGAAGCTCGCCGGTATTCCGGCACAGCCTCTTCTCCAGATGATTGTTGCGATACCGCTTCTGAAGCATGGCGTTTCCAGTGTATTTCTCGTTGCCAACGGTTTCTCGAATACGCTGTGCGCACCATTTGCCGCCGAGCGCACAAGTGAAGCCTCTGCCATTCAAATCTCTACTGATAGCGCCGAAACTCTCTCCGTCTATGACACGGGCGAATATCTCACGGACAACTGGCGCGGTTTCCTCATCAATTTCCATGCCGTCCTTTGAAATTCGGTATCCAAACAGGAATCGCCAGTTGAGCAGCTCCCCGTTTTCAAAGCCTTTGCGGATGCGCCATTTCTGGTTTTCACTTGTGGACAGGCTTTCCTCCTGCGCGTAGGACGCGAGGATTGTAAGCATCAGCTCACCCTCGGCGCTCATGGTGTGTATGTTCTGCTCCTCGAAAAAAACGTCCACCTCCAACGCTTTCAGTTCACGGACGGTTTCGAGCAGCGTCACCGTGTTCCGGGCAAAGCGGGAAATGGACTTTGTCAGTATCATATTCACCTTACCGGCGCGGCAGTCCGAGAGCAGCTTTTGAAAACCGTCTCGGTTCTCCTTTGTGCCTGTCAGAGCTTCGTCTGAGTAAACACCAGCATACATCCACCCCTCGTGTCCTTGAATCATTTTGCTGTAGTAGCTTACCTGTGAAGAAAGCGAGTGAAGCATTGCGTCCTTGCCCGTGGAAACGCGGGCGTATGCAGCTACCTTTTTCTGCACCGCCAGCCTCGGCTTTTGCGGCACTTTACTTACTGTTCTTGGCATTTTGTCACCTCCTCGTAGTGTGACATATTACCTCTGGTGCCACCGCATAGCAAGTCATTCTCGCGGAATAAACTACACGAACATAAGCTGTATTTTTCAGCCATCATTGTATCAATTATGGCGTACTCTTCGGCGGTAATTATCCCTTTTGAGAGCATAACCCCCGCCTGTGCCATCGCTGATTTATAGCCGAGAACACCGGCGAAGAAGTCCTCATTCATCGCCATCACGCACCTTACCGAAACGAGCGGTGATATAGCATTCATGGGAACAATACTTTTGGCGATGATTGCCTATGCTCTCAAAATCGGCACCACAGTACTGACACACGAGGTGATAGACGGATTTTGGGTATGTTTTATAATGATGCGCTTTCCACCACGCTGTTCGGCATTTGTCGGAGCAGAATATACGAGACTTGCTCTTTTTATTTATCGGAATAGACGCACCGCACTGCTTGCATAAAAGAGCAGCACTTTGAGAAGCAGTCCGCAGCTTGTTCCGCTGGCAGAATGATTTCACTGTATTTTTTGATATAGAAAGCAGCGTGGCGATTTTCGAGTAGCCGCATCCTTGTTGGCGCAGCTCATATATTTGCTCTTTTTGTGCGTCCGTCATTCTCATTCCTCCAGTCCGAGAACTCCCGTCCTCACTTCCCACTGGAGATGAGCGGTGCTGTTTGACGAAAAAGAGCAAAAAATTAAGCCCACCGAAGAAAAAATCCTCGATGGGCTTAAACTGCAGGTCAATAACTTGACCGCCGGTTTATTGTTTTAAATGTATCCACCTGTTATAGTTTTTGTGTGTAATCAAGTGAAATCCACCCGACGCGGCTTTTTTGGTAGGCTTTCAGCAGTCCCCACTTTGTAGCTCCTATGCCAGAAGCTTCCTCAACAATGGTGAACACGCCTTTACCAGTGTATTTGCCTTGAGATCCATAGTTCATACCGGGACCTTTGCGGATGTTCAAATTAGTGATGCTTACGCGGACTCGGTACGGCTCAAAAGCGGATACAGAAGATTCTTCGGTGCCGGATACCAACCCCGCTTTGACCTCGGCGCGGAAGGTGTCCATCGACTTGCCGTGTTTCGGGAACCAGTGCATAACATCACCGTGGTTGGACGCGATGCCCTGCTTGTAGCCCTCACAGTGGCAGATGATGTTTTTCTCCGTGAGCCCGTATTGCTTGCAGAGATACACGCAGAGCTCGACCGCCTCCTTGTAAACGGCAGAAAAATACGAGGCATCCGTCAGACCGTCCTCGCATATTTCAAAGCCAATATGTGTGTTGTTAGAGCTGCCGCCGCCATGCCAGCCGCGCATATTCCACGGCAGCGTCTGGTAAGTGGCGATGGAGCCATCCTTCAGCTTACCGATGAAAGCGTGAACACAGACCTGTCTGCCTCCGGGAGTAGCGGTGTTCCAGTGGTTGCCGTACTGGTTGACACCGAGCATACCGTCGTCGGGCCCTACATAGCGTTTCAGATTCGGATTGTTTGCGCCGGTCGAGTGTACCATGATGCCCTTCGGCACGATGGTCTGTCCGGCTTTGTAGCAGTCGTTGTTTGTGAGTAGAAGTTTATGCAGGTTCATTTACTTGTCCTCCTTTTCGCTGCGGTCATGGAGCTGCTCCAAGACCTCCTTCAGCTTTGCCGGAATGGGCAGTCCCAAGTGTCCGGCGTTCTCCAGCATCGACACTCCCTCGTTGGAGAGATAAAAGAAGATGACTGCCGTGCGCAGGATACCGGCTTGACCCAGCACCTGCACGTCGATGATATTGCCGACGCCGACCATGACAAAAATGAGCACCTTCTTGAAGATGCCCCTGAAGCCAACCGCGCTGGAGAGCTTTTTGTCTACCACGGCGCACATGACACCGGTGACGTAGTCGACGACCACGAAAGCAATCAGAGCATAGAGCAAGCCGTCACACCCTCCCAGAAACCAGCCGAGCCATCCGCCGATAGCGGCGAACACGAGCTGAATCACATTCCAAAAT